ACCTTCGACAACCTTTCGATCTATTGGCAAGAAGGCGCCCGCCGCCGCCGTATGGAAGAAAACCCGAAGCGCGACCGCGTGGAGAACTACGAAAGCTCGAACGACGCCTACGTGGTGGAAGACAACGAACGCGCCGCGCTGGTGGAAAACATCGAGCTGGTGGATTGAGCTGGAGCCCACCCACCATGAACACACCGGCAAAGCGTCACAAGATGCGTGTGCTGGCCGAGCTGGCGGCGAAGGCCGCCGGCCACGGCGACGAAGTGCGGGGCAGCGCCTACGAGCTGATGCTCGCGCAGCTGGCCGAGCACAAGCGCACCCTGAAAACCATTCAGAGCACTGAACGAAAAATCGAAGCCAAGCGCAAGATGCTGCCCGACTTCGAGGACTACGTGACGGGCGCGCTGGAAGGCGGCCAGGGTGCGCACGACATGGTGCTGACCACCGTGCTGGTGTGGCACCTTGATGCGGGCAACTGGGCGCGCGGGCTGGAAATTGCTGCCTATGCGCTCGCCCATGGCCTGGTGTTGCCCGACCAGTACAACCGCAAGTTGCCCACGCTGCTGATTGATGAAATCGCCACCGCAGCCGCAAAGGGGCAATTGGTGGGCGACGAAGCGCTGCGCGTGCTGGCCGAAGTGGACCAGCTGACCGCCGCGCACGACGCACCCGACCAAGCCCGCGCCAAGCTCTCTAAGGCCATCGGATATGCCCTCATCGGCAAGACGCCGACCCACGAACCTGACATCACCACGCTGGACGAAACCAAGGCACGCATGGCCATGGAAAAGCTGCAGCGCGCCCACGAACTGTTCGCACAAGTGGGCGTGAAAAAAGACATGGAACGCCTGGAGCGCCGCATTAAGGCGGCCCCGAGCACCAACTGAGCGCACCCCGCACCCGGCGGCTCCGGGTGCCGCGACCAAGGGCGCAAGCCCATCGGTCAACGCACCCGGACCACCGCCGACCTAACCCCCACCGCCCCAAGGCCTGCCCGTGAGTTTTGTAGCCACTGCCAATCCGCCCATCGAAGCCGAAGATGCCCAGGTCGAAAACGACCCGTGGTTCCCGGCTATCGAGGCGCCCAAGGTCCGCGAAGCGTGCCTGCTTGACGGCACCGTGACGGCCGCCCGCCTGGCCGATGCCATCGCGGGCGCCATTGACGCGGTGAATGCAGAGCTGCGCACCTACAAAGCCGACCAGCTGGCCCTGGGTGTGGAATCCCTGGAGGATGCGGGCGACGGCCGCCAGGCCGGCCGCTACCTGCGCGCCATCCACGCGCACGTGCAGGCCGATCTGGCCGAGGCGTATCGCGAAATCGACACCACGCCGCACAACGACAGCAAAACCGAACGCATCCGCGAGCGCATCGAAGCCAAGGTGGACGAACACCGCCGCAAGCTCCGGTGGGCTATCTCCGACCTGTTGGGCCGGCGCCGCACGACCGTGGAATTGATCTGATGCGCGCCGTTGCCCAAGACCACGAAATGTTGGATGAACTGTGCCGCCGCACCACCGGCGCCACGGCTGACGTGGTGGAAGCCACGCTGGCCGCAAACCCCGGCCTGGCCATGCTGGGGCCACGCCTGCCCGCTGGCACCGTGGTGCAAATAGTTGTCCCGCCAAAGCGAACCAAAAAACAAACCATCAACCTGTGGGACTAAATCACCATGAGCGACAGCGTAAGCAACATCGCCAAGGCCGTGGGCGTTGAAGCCATGAAGGCATCGCCACCCGTTGCCGTGGCCGCGAAACAAGACGGCGGCTTTTTCACACTGAGCCCAATCACCACCCTGACCTGCATCTATCTGGTGCTGCAAATCGCCTACCTGGCCTGGCGGTGGCACCACGAACGCGCAGACCGTCACGCCAAGCGCAGCGCCTGCGAGGTGGCCAAATGACCACCAGCACGCGCCAGCGCATCGCGGTGGCCCTGCTATCGCTGTCGGCGGCCGGCTTTGCCACGTGGCAAGCCGACGAAGGCCGCGGCCCCACCAGCGTGCGAGCCGATGGCGCCGTGGTGCACCACCCCTACGTGCCCACGGCGGGCGACGTGCCCACCATTGGCCACGGTTCCACCCGCTACGAAGACGGCACACCCGTACGCCTGACCGATGCGCCTATCACGCGCCAGCGGGCCGAGCTGCTGGCACTCAACCTGCACAGCGCCGACGAAGTGCGGTTCAAAGCCAGCCTGCCGGGCGTGCTGCTGTATCCGGGGGAGTACGACCTTTACGAAAACTTCGTGGGCCAGTACGGCATCGGCAATTGGCGCAAGCCCAGTTCCCCGCGCACCTGGCTGCTGCGCGGCGACCACGTGGGCGCCTGCCAGGCGCTGCTGCTGTGGCGCTTTCAAGCCGGCCGCGATTGCCGCCTGCCGCAGAACTGGGGACCGAAGGGTTGCAAGGGCGTGTGGACGCGCCAGCAAAAGAGGCATGCGGACTGCATGGCGATGCAATGAATCAGGCACCACAAACCGAACCGCTGGCCGTCTATCACCGCGAGGTGTTTGTGACCAGCTCGCGGGCTACCACCAAGGCCAAGCCAGCCAGGCCGGCGCGCGTGGAAATCAGCTATCAGGCGAACGGCGCAAACCTTGTCATTGCGATGGCTGCAGCCGATGCCGAGGCCGTGGCCGAAGAACTGGTGCACGCCGCTGCCCGCGTGCGTGAAATCAACCTTTCCCGCGCAGCTGCGAAGGGGCCGAAATGCTGACCACCCTGCGCGCCAATGCCTGGAAATACACCGCCCTGGCCCTTGGGCTGGGCCTGGGCTTCGCGCTGCTGATGCAGACGCTGCGCCTGGCCGAATCCGAGCTGGAAACCGCACACACCCAGACCACCCTGCAGACCGAGCGCACCGCCGCCGCGCTGTCTGCGCTCAAAACCTCAGAACGCTACCGCAAGCTAGGAGACAAGCACCGTGACGAAATCGCTCAAACCGACGCCGACGCGCAGGCCGCGCTGGCTGTGGCTGATGATGGCCGCGCTCGCGCCCTGGCTGCTCGCAACCGGCTGCAGCACGACCTTGCCACCTACCTCACCCAGCACCGTGCCGCCGCCCAGGCTCGCGCCGCTGCCGGCCAGCGCGCGCCAGACACCGCCCCCGCCGTTCTGCTTGCCGACTTGTTCAGACGCGCTGATGAAAGAGCGGGAGCACTGGCGCACGTTGCTGATACCGCGCGAATCCGCGGGTTCACGTGCGAGCGCACCCACGACAGCGCCAGCACCATGATCGAGGCCGCCCAAGATGGACAAGCCCAGTAGCCTGCGCGACACGCTGACCAAGGCCCTGCCCGCCCTCAAGAAAGACCCGCAGAAGCTGGCCATCTTTGTGACGAGCGGGCGTGTCATCCACACCGGCACCGATTCGCTTTCGTTTGAATACGCCTACACCCTGCGCGCGCTGCTGCTGGACTATGCGGGCCACGCAGACGCGGTGATGGCGCCGCTGCTGTGGTGGATGAAGCAGCACCAGCCCGAGGTCTTCGACAACCCCGAGCGCCGCGCCCGTGCGATCCGCTTCGAGGTCGAATACCTCAACGCCAAGGCGATGGACCTGCAGATAGACCTTGAACTGACCGAGGCCGTTCTATCGCGCCCCCGGCCAGACGGCCCGCCCGGTGCGCTGAACCTCATCCACAAGAAAGAGCCACCGCCACCGCTGGCGATCCTGCAGGCCGAGCACTGGGAAGTCTGGCTGCGCGACGAGAAGCTGGCCACCTGGGACTACGCCCCCCGATGAAATACCTGTTCACCCTTTGCTTTCTGGTGTGGGAAGCCTGGCTGCGCGTGTGCGGCCCCTGGCGCCGCTGGCGCAGAGCCCGACAGCGCCGGGAGCACTGAGCCATGGCCGACGACTTCATGCAGCTGGAAGGCTGGCTGCAGCCGCTGCTGGACCGCCTGAGCGGTGCCGAGCGCCGCAAACTGGCGCTGGACATTGCACGCGAGCTGCGCCGCGAGAACGCGGCCACCATCCGCGCGCAGCACGGCCCGGACGGCGAGGCCTGGGCGCCCCGCAAGAACGCGATGCGCGAGCAACGCGGGCAGCTGCGCAAGCGCAACGCCGACAGCATGTTCACCAAGATGGCCGGCGCCAAGCACCTGCGCGCCCAGGTCGAAGGCGGCGACGCGGTGGTGGGCTTTGTGGGCAGAACCGAACGCATTGCCCGCGTGCACCACTTCGGCCTGCGCGACAGCGTGAAGCCTGGCGGCCCAAAGTACGACTACCCCGCGCGTCCACTGCTGGGCATTTCCGAAGACTTCACCAAGCGGCTGCAGGAACGTCTTTTGTCGCATCTGACCGGGGGGTGAACTGCTGAATGTGTGCACCCCGCACACAGGGCAAACCGCGTGCTTTTCCGCGCACGCGCGGGCACCATCAATCGCATGGAACGCCCCATCGATCAACCCGAATCCCCGTTTGAAATCCTGCGCCGTTTGGAGAACATCGCACGGGTGGGGACCATTGCCGAAGTGCGCACCGGCCGCCCCGCGCGCTGCCGCATCCGCTGCGGCAACATCACCACCAACTGGATTCCCTGGGTAACGGGCCGCGCGGCCGGTGAAGCCGGTAGCGTGTGGTGGCCGCCCAAGGTGGGCGAGCAGTGCCTCATGCTCGCACCGGGCGGCGACCTCATGAACGCCATGGTGCTGCCCGGCGCCTACAGCGACGCAAACCCCCAGGTCAGCGAAAACCCCGACCTGTTCCGCATGGAATTCGGCGGCGCGGGCTACATGGAGCACGACGCCACGTCCGGCGACTTCGCGCTGGAAGCAATTACCAGCATCACCTTTCGCGTGCTGGAGTCGTCTATCCGCATCACGGCCGATGCCATCGTGTTGAAAGCCGGGGGCGCGACCGCAACGCTCAACGGCGAAGGCTTGAAGGTCACGCCCGATGTGCTGGCGCAAGACATCAGCCTGGTGCACCACGTCCACCCCGGTGTCAAACAGGGCACCGACAAGACCGCGCCGCCCGTATGAACCGCACCACCGGCCAATCCATCACCGGCCTGGACCACCTGCGCCAGTCCCTGGGCGACATTCTGACAACGCCCATTGGCTCGCGCGTCATGCGGCGCGAATACGGCTCGCTGGTGCCCGAGCTGATCGACCACCCCGACAACCTGGCCACCCAGGTGCGCGTCTATGCGGCCGTGGCCAGCGCCCTGATGCGCTGGGAACCACGTTTCCGGTTGTCGCGCATCGAATCCTTGCGCGAGGCCGACCGCCCCGGCGCCGTGCTGTTCCGCCTGCACGGCACCTACGACCAGCGCGGGCGCGTGGGGCCGCTGTCCTTAAATGTTTCCGTGACGGGGCGCGCCGCATGAACACCCTCGACCTTTCCGCACTGCCACGCCCTGCCGTGGTCGAAACCCTCGACTACGAAACCGTGCTGGCCGAGCTGCGCGTCGATCTGCTGCGCCTGTACCCGGCCGCCGCCGAGGTGATCGACCTCGAAAGCGAACCCCTTATCAAGCTGCTGCAGGTAGCCGCCTACCGCGAGCTGGTGATCCGCGCCCGCATCAACGATGCCGCCAGCGCCACCATGCTGGGCTGGGCCGTGGGCACCGACCTGGACAACCTGGCCGCGCGTTATGACCTTGCGCGCCTGCCCGGTGAAGACGACGAACGCCTGCAATCGCGCGTTCTCATGGGCTACCACGCACTGTCGGCCGCAGGCAGTCCCACCAGCTGGCGCCTGCGCGCCCTGTCGGTGTCGGTGGACGTGCGGCAGGTGGACGTTTGGTCCGACCGCCCCGGCCGCGTCAAAATCTCCCTGCTGGCCCGCGTGGCCGCCCGGGTGGAAGACGTGGACGCCC